AAGCGAAGGCTTTTGTAGATGCGCGTAGAGCAAGGGGCGAAGTCCCAGGACTGCCCGCTAACTACAAAGACACAGAGTCGATATATTTTCCAACTCAACAAGATGGTGATGGAAGCGGACGTTCTGCCCCTGCCCCTGACGGTAACGGTTCTACTGGTACACGCACTAGCCCTCCTCCACTGACGATGGAAAATGTCAATGAATATTTTGCGTCTGGGAATTTGAAGGGTAAAGGCTATGGACTTGAGAACCCATTCTCTTCTACCCAGCTGCCTGCTACATCTGCTAATCCATATTTCCAAAAAGACTCTGATATCAAAATTTCTCGGGAATTGCCGGAGGATATGTATAGTGATATTCCTTTGAATCTAACTAGTAACGTCTTTGACGCCGGATCTGGCGTGGAATACGGTAAAGAATTTGTTCAAATGCCCGCATCTGGGGAAATTGAATGGAAACGGACTGCTGGTTCCACGCCAATCGTAAGTCCTGGCAGCCTTAAGGTCACTGAACCCAACGAAGCTGCCCAAGAACCGGAAATTAACAAGATTCCTCCAAAGCCTAGGGGCGGAAGACAGCTTCAAAACTGGGAAAACAAGTACGAGCGCAAGGTACGGGCCGCCGAAATGGCCGCTGAACGGGAAAAATCAGAGCTCGAACAGAACTTTAAGCCGGATCTAGAGCGTCGTGCTGCATTCTTGGACGATGACCTCAACAGTATGGAGGCACTTCGGGCAGTTGAAGGGCAGCAAGGCATAGTTATGCACAAAAATCAGTATTATCACGTCAATCCAAAGGCTGGTGAAGAAGGTGAAAATGATTTCAAGGAGATCACCTTGAAAGATCGGAACACAATTATGCGTGGTGGCGAAGGTGCCCAGAAGATGCGGGACTCATGGGTGACAGGTATCATTGAATCTACAAAAAAACCTGACGACGAAGAAGATAATAAGTAATACCAAAGTATCTACAATAGATGTAGGTTTCAGATAGCGACATCGTGACTTTAGAGAGAAATCAAGAACTTATTAACGGTGCAGAAGTGCTTGCTGCCGGGAGAATGCTTGGATTAAGCGATGACGAGACGATTGCAACTAAAATGCAAACTCGTCGTCGTGAACAACGTCGTCGTTTTGATGAAAAGGGTTCACGAGAGACAAATCGTGGTGCAGCAGAAGAGTTTCTGCGTAGAGATGAGCGAGAATTCGAAGCTAAGGGGAATTATCAAAGCAAAATAGACGATGTAGCTTTTGCATTCGGAGAAGATCCGGAATATATGGGTGGAGGTCGTCGTCCACAAGATGATGAGCAAAGTTATACCCGTGAAGAGAAGATTCGAAACGATATGCTGCCTGATGAGTTCTATACAGACAGTGAATTTGAAGAACAGGCAGAAGGACGTGGTCGTGAGCCTTCATCTTCCACATCAGGCGTTTCAGATGCACTAAATCGTCTGCGTGAAGGTAAAGATCGTTTTGGTCCTGGCTATGAAGGCTTTGGAGCAGACACTGCTGCTATGACAGCGCTGGATAATAAGCTTGAAGGTCGTTTAAAGGGAACTATTGGGAAAGAATCTGATCGTCGTCAGGCAGAACGTACGGCTGCTGAGGATCGCAGGGTTCGTCGTGGAGATTTGACCGATCAAGAAATTAATCAGCGTATTTCACGTCGTGTTCGGGAAGCTCGTCCAGAAGAAGGTCTCCAAGGAGGTAAGCGGTTCGATCGTGACGTCGAATTGGCTTCAGCATTGACCCAAGAAATGGAAGGACGCCGTGCACGCGGCAAACGTGGTGGTCCTGAAGCCGCTGCGTTGATTAATGATGCAAAAGCTGCTCGTGAAGCTTCTGAAATTCGCAATAAGTTCGGCGGATTGCCCAGACAGCTTGCAGATGCTGATATTGGACGCATTAACGAGATCCGAAGCCTTGGTGGAGCAATGCCTTTCGCCAGTCACGATGCTGTCGGTAATTTCCAAGTTGTACAAGCTGTAAACCCCTCTGAGTTCGGTGGTGCTATTCCATTGACCGATAAAGACGGGAAAGTGCGTGAGTATTACGGATATGAAGACTCAAGTCTGGTTCAGCTTGGCGAAGTCAACGTCGATTCAAGCGATCAGGTACTAAATGCTCCAAAACCCACTCCTGGTCAGGATTTCATTAGTCGTAACCTCCCTGCTTATGGACGTGAAGGCGGAACTACCTTCGGATTCCCTCAAGTAGGTATCAATGATGAAATGGCCCTCCTTGGTGACCGTATTCGCGGTTTGAAAGGCTACGGATACGAAAATATTGGTAATCCAAGGACGCTGGCTAACTTTGACGAAGCAATGGGCTCAATTATTGCTCGTGGTCAAGATCAAGGCGATACTTTCTTCCGTTTTGACCCCGAAACACGTAAAACCGTTGGAGTAGAAAACCCGACTGTTGAAGATGTGCTTTACAAGCTCGGATACAGTGATTCGGAGAGTTCACGCCTCGCAAACGCCTTATATCAAGGTGAAGCGGCTTCCAAAGTCGATATCAACCAAGCAGATAAGCAAGCTTTTGCTGCACGTCAAAATCGAACAGTAAATGAGCGTGATGATCTGAAGATGAACGTTGGAGAGATGCGCCCAGACGGCGGTTCTGCTCTCCAGAAAATTGTGAACGAAAAAGTAGGTCGTGGTAAGCAAGCTAAGAGTGCCAGAGCTGGACTGGCTGGTATTAGCGAAGAAGCATTGGTTAGTTCGCTCCGTGACAGTGGCAAGTTGCTTGATGAGAACGGCAACCTGATGCCAGACGCAAAACAGATGATTGAAGGTGCACGTATGGCAAGGGAAGATGCACAACGTCCTCTGATCGGTGCCCTGGCAAACGAAGGAGCTCCTAGGGCTGCCTTTATTAGGGGTAAAGACCGTGGACGAGGTGAAGCTGCTCTTGCAAGCCAATACGGCGCTAGCCAGGCTGCAACAGCTGCTGGAGTTGAACAACGCTACTTAACAGATAGAGCTAAGCGGGAAGCAGCGGTAATGGGTCAAACACCCTTCCGTAACAATATGGATGATCAATTCTTTGCTGAGGCGAAAACACGAATTGAAACTGGTACTAATCCACAACCAACTCAACAAGCTCCTGTAGCACAATCTATTGCACCTGATCCTGGAGTTCCTACTGGCAACCAACCTGCTCCTATGTCTGATGCAGGAAGTGGCGGAATGAAGCCTCCTACTCGTACGGCTGTATCTAGCGGTCCAATGCCAGAAGATATGCGACGTGAGCTGTTCAGTCTGGATGGCCCTAATCAAGGACCTGAGCCAAGTACTCGTAACTACATGAGTTCACCTGAAGGTCCAGCCTCTATTGCAGGTAGACGTAAGAAGAACAGAGAAAGCTTCCGGAATCGTGCATACCGTAATATTGCAATGAGGGACGCTGGTGTAGTCAGCGGAGCAGTCTTAGCTTCAGTGCTGGGGCTTGATGCGCTTACAGGCAACGAGCAGCAGGAGGCAGGCTGATGGAATTCTCAAAGGAATCAATTCAACAAGGACGAGCTAATCAGGACGCTTCTGTAGAAACGCCTGAAACCTTTGCAACCATTGAGGGTGCAAGTCAACCTAGAGGAGGCACAGAGCTATCAAAAGGAAACAGCCGTATGGCAGGTGAAATGGGCGCTCGTGCACTTGAGTTGATGAACAATCCAAATGAGCAAGTTCGTGTTCAGAACTGGATGCAGCAGTTTGGAATGACCAATCAAGGTATGCAATGGAACCAAGCTAAAATGGGAATACCGCCACAGTAATTAATAAGAAGATGGCATTACCTGCAGCACTTGCAATCCCTGCATTGGGAGTAAAACTAAAAGCAGCTCTTGCAGCCCTAAAAGGTGGCGCAATGGTTGGGAAAGCCGCTAAGGCTGGAATGGGTACTTACAAAGCTTTGTCGAAAGCTGGGTTGCCCAAGGGCGTTGCACGATTTGCTGGAGATAAGGTCAACAAATTGGGACGAGGTTTATCAGTAGAAGGCTTCAAGAAAAACCTTGGCGTGCCAATGACAAAACAAGATATTGCAATGACAGTTGCTCCTGACTTGTTGTTTGGTGGTTTTGCTGCAGCTACAACAGAAGGAGATATTGTTGATAAAGCACTGGCTGGTGCAGGTTCTGCAGTTGGTGGTGTTGCAGGTGGTCTTGGATTACGTGGTGCATTAGGACCGAAGTCAGGTCTTGGAATTCTGGGTACTGAACTGATCGGCGGTATGGTTGGTGATCAGGTCGGATATGGTGCTGCTGAATCACTTATTCGTGCCAAGCATGGTGGAATGACCCCTGCTGAACAACAAATGGCAGCTTCAGATGAAGCATATAAACGGCAGCTCTATGATCAATTCCTTGCTGAAAATGGGTTGGCGTGATGATTGGGCTTAATAACCTACAAAACGCACAGGACTATCTAAGTCGTGTACGCACCGGTGCCTCAGAAGCATTTGGATTAGGAAAGGAAGACTTCCGTGAAGCCTTGAAGCGTGGGTACGCTGCTGAAGGTAGAGAGACCGACGCTAGTAAAATCGACCAGATGATGGGTTCAAATAGAACCATCACAATGGCTCGTGAACTAATGGGTATGGCAAACCCAGCACAAGTTCAAGCTCGTAATGAAATGGGCATTGGTTTGTCACCTGATCGTGCAACACGTGAAGGACAAGTACTGGGAACACTTGCATCTGATGTAGTACAAGATCGAGGACGTAGCATCTGGTGGTTGCTTAACGCTCCACAAGCTGCAGCCAACGTCACACAGGAAGCACTCCTCGGAAAGGTTGCTCCAGACTTGTATGCAGCAGATATACAAATAGATGCTAGTGGTACACCTATTACTTCCGTACAAGCTGCTAAGAACGCAGGATTACTTGGTCCAACGGATAAACCACTTGCAGGTGTAACTACAAGTTATGAAGATGTAGGTGAGCGTCGTAACGGTAAGCCAGTCAAGTCAAAGGTTTACAGGAAGCGTAAGTATGCACCTGGAATGGTTGAAGCGCTTGCTATCCCTTCCGGTCTGGCAGTGAACGCAGGCGTTGGGTTGCTAAACCCTTTCGGTGGTGCTGAAGGATATAAAGCAGTAATTCCAAGTGATGAGGATCCAAGTAAGACTGATAATGCTGTCGCTGAAGTAGCCGCTAAGTACCTGCTAGGTAGGACTGGTGGTCTACTGCCTTGGGATGAGTTCAAGCAAGTACGTCCTGATGTATCTAAAGACGAATATATGCGATATAAGGCATTTAAGTTTGATAATGAGGGTGACGCCAATCCATTTGATGATGGACAGGTTGTGCTTCCAACAGGGGTTATTAAGGCAACCTCAGAAGGTATTCACGGTCCTGAGATTCAATTCTTAGGTAAAAGCCTTCCTATAGCTACAGCAGTGATGCCAACAGCTGCAGCGATTCTTGGCACGGCATATGGAGCACGAGGTGGTCCTCGTCGTGGACTTGCTGTTGGACTTGGTTCAGCCTTAGGCGCAATGGGTATCGGCAATGCAGTTGAGCAAGAGCGCCGTCGTCGCAATGCCCTTGAGAACCAAATTGATACAATCAATTAGTAAGGGTAAGAAACAATGAGATTTGCCGGTACTCGTATTGAAGGTTTCCTAGGAGACAAACCTGATTATGGAGAGATTGCTTCTGAAGCCAGTACATTAAGGAGCAAAGAAGGTCAAGCTGCTACAGACCTTATGGGTAAAACAGCAGCAGCTGGCATTTCAGCAGCTGGGAATGTAAAAGGGGCAGAAATTACAGGAGCAGCACAACAGGCAATGGCTAGTGCACAAAGCCAAGCAGCAACGATGGGAATGATTGGTAAGATTGGCGCAGCTGGTATTACCGCCGCCGGTGGTGCAGGACTGTTTGGTGGTGGAGGTACACCGACAATGAAATGGGATTCTTCAGGTTCAGGCTTAGGGTATAACAGTACTCAGACAGTTGCAGGTTATGGATTTAGTGATTTACCTACTGATTTTACCTGGTAAATTCAAATAGTAAAATAGAAAAAGATTAATTAGTAAAGCTATGAGATTTGCAGCATCTAGTGGAAGAAATATTCCGGACTTTACACCACAAGGTCTAAAATCTGCTGGCGTAACAACTAATGCTGGATCCGCTGCTGATGCAGTAAGTGTTGGTTCTATCTATGGAGCGCTAAGAGACAGTGCTCCTGACTATGACAAAATTGCTGGAACTGCAGCAAAAAATCGTGCACAAGAGCGTGTAGCAGCAATGAATGCAGAAGCAACAATGACGCAAGCTGGTATCAGTGCAGCGGGACAGGTAGAGGCTGCTGAAGCACAAGCTGAAGCTATGGAAGCTCAAGCAGGTGCAACTAAGAAAGCTGGGATGATGAGTGCAATTGGTGGTATTGCTGCTGCTGGAATTGGTTTGCTTTCAGATGAAGAAACAAAGCATACGATTGATGAGCTGGATTATGCCTGCGACATCCTGCGTGAACTGCGTCCTGTAACCTACTTCTACAAAGAAGAGTACAGCTCAAGACCTGAGCGTATGCATTACGGCTTTATTGCACAGGAATATCAAAAGGTTATGCCTGATGCTACCTATGTAGATGGCACTACAAACAAGTTGTGCATTGACCCTATTGAGTTGATTTCAATCCTTGTGCGAGCTAACCAAGAGCTTCAGGCACGTGTCACTCGTCTTGAAGCAAAACAAGCTTTAGTGTCTGTGTAAAATAGAAAAAGGATTTAACGATTAGACCAATGCCAGTCGACTTCTTGCAAGGTTGGATGAAAGATAGGATTGAAGGATCCATCACCGAGGGGCGGAAAGGAGAGTATGTACCTGGATTTTGGGAAAGCGTTGGTGGAAGTATGGTTGGCGTAGATGCTGGCAAAGTAGCAGATGATGTCAAATCATACGATGATCATCAAGAAGCTTTGAAGGTACTAAGAGGTACAGGTAAAAGTAGAACACAGCTTAAGCTGCCTGAAGGAAATCTTAGTTCAGAGCAAGTTCGAGGTGCATTTGCAAACTATAAAGAAACTAAGGCAGACAACGATCGTACTCAAGGTATGACTGATCAACTAACGATATTAACTCAAACACAAGCGCCTCAACTAGCAGGAATACAGGCAGGTCTTACAAAAGCAGAGCAGCAGACTCAGCTATTGCTTCAACAAGGAAAAGATGCACATGGACTGCGATTGCAAGAGTTAGCTGCTAGTAGAGACAGCCAAGCTAGTCAGTTGGAATATCAAAAGATGCGTGACCGCAGGGCTGATCAGGAATATAACGAGCGTATGGAACGCCTTGACCGTAAGGATCGCCAGGCAATGATGCAGAACTTGGCTGCAGGACTGGCATCACTTGGTTCAGCCTTTGCTCTCTGATTAGCTATTGCTATTCTGCCAATTCTTTAGGGCTTGCTGAGCATACGTCAAACGTTGCTGAGTATTTGCCACGTCCTTATTAGGACGCAGGTAGTTGTTTTGGAATGAAGTGACAGCAGTATTCAAATCACCGATCTGGCGGTAGCCTTCATCGTTCATACCACCAGTCCAGTGGTTACCTGCGTTGCCCTGCATTTCGTGAAGCATGAAGCCAGAGTTGGCTTCAAATGATTTAGGGTCTAAACCTTGTGAAGCTGACCAGTTTTCAAAATTGTCACGACGATTAGAGCCACCAGCATTAGTCCACTGAAACACGCCTGCTCCTCTTGTGCCATATGCATTAGGTTCTAACTCTTCGTGTGCCGTGAAGTTAGCACTTTCATATTGAGCATTACCAACAATCCCTGCTGCCTGGACAGGAGTATATCCCTGCTCAGTAAGCGTACTCATATATTGCATAGCTGTTTCTTGACCACCACCGCTTGTCCCAGCGGTACTGCTTACTTTCCCAGGCTTGCCACCTCCTGTGTTCCCAGTAGAAGTAGTGGTGTCAGTAGTTTCAGTAGTAGTTCCATATTCTTCAGCTTGTTTTCTAAGATCGGCAGCTTTTTCTTTTTGTGTTTTGATCCGCTCGTCGTACCAACTATCTTCAGATCCAACCTCACGTTTTGTACGCTTTTCACCAGCAAATGAACCAGCCGTACCAAACATTTTCCCGGCAGTAGCTAATGCACCTGCTTTGCGCTTAGCTTGTTTAAGTTCACCCTCAGCTTTGGTTTTTACTTTGTTGGACTTAACATTTCCAGCAGCTTGAATACCTGTCTTAGTAACAGCTGCCTGTGCCTTCATAGCAGCTTGTTTCTCATTAGAACGAATAGTTGCAGCAGTTTCTGCCAGCTTCCCGTAGTCAGGTGAATTACGTCGAGCAGCAGCAAAGCTACGTACCATATCGTCTGCGGCGGACTTACCAGCTTGCGCGAAGTTACTTGACCTGCCGATACTATTAAACATACCACGAAAGATGCATTAACTATATTGTAGGTAAAATGTAGAATAGGATTATTAGCGCATTATCTAAGTAATGGCAAAGAAAGACGACGAGACACAAAGAGAAGACTACAAGGCTGATCTTGGCTTGTTCAACTTTAAGTCCGTAATGGAAGACTTTTATGGTTCGAAGCCAAAAGCTGGAAGTGACCAAGCACTAATGAAGAGTGCGTTTCAAGGCAATATGGTTCAGTCCGCACTGGACTCTCAGTTGGCTCAGCAGCTTGGATCATTTAATGCTGGTCTCGCTCAGACAAACATGAAAGCTCAGGCAGATCTTGAGCAGCGCAATCAAGCTGCTTTGATGAAGGATGAATTCAACTATGGTATGCAGCAGATGGAGGCTCAGTTCGGCTTCCAGAATGAATTTGCTAATGCTCAGCACGACCGTGATTTAGGAATGGTCAGTGCATCGGGAGAGCAAAGTAGGCTTGGAATAGCGGCACAAGGTCAACAAGATAGGCTGGGTAAAATAACGCAAGGAGAACAGCAACGTTTGATAGACGCCCAGAACAATAAGACAAGAGAAAAAATTGCAACAGGTGATTATGATGCTCGTCGAGATGTTGCAAAAACACAAGCAGGTGCGTCAAAAGATGTGGCCAAGACACAAGCCGGTGCTAGTACAACAGTTGCAGAAACACAAGCAGGTGCCAGTAAAGATGTAGCTAAAACACAAGCAGGTGCAAGTACAACTGTTGCATCTACACAAGCTAAAGCAACTACAGACGTAGCTCAAACTCAATTAGAAGGTGATAAGTTTAAGGCTACAGCAGCAGCTGATGCATCCAAGTATGGAGCAGATAAAACTGTTGATGTTGCCAAGGTTAATACACAGGGCACAATTGATAACACCCGCGCAACTGGTGATGAAACACGGAAGACACAAGATAATGAGACACGTTTGAAGGCTAAAGATCGAGCCAATATGCATCAATACGCCCGTAGCACTGCGAGGGCATTCTGATGACAGTCAAGTCAGACAAAAGCGGCAAAGTATATCTGAACTACGTGGAGCAGTGGTTGGATACCATCCCTGCCTCTGACTCAGAAGACTTCAGAGAATTTGCTGAGGTAACTCCCTCAATTATTGAGATTTGGGTATATGCAGGAATTGTCGGATATCCAGGCACATTCACTGACCTAAATAGGTGGGTGAAAATGAAGTACAAAAAATTAAACCGCCGTGAAATACTTAATAGCGAGATTGCTGCTCTTCACGCCGATATACAAGAGCTTAGAATGGCGATTACCTCAGGTGAAATCAAGGGCGATAATGGAGCCGCACGATTGGCTGCATTGGAGAAAGAGCTTAGATCGCATATTGAAACATCTGAACGAATGAATCGATCCACGGATAAGCGGGGATTGGTACTTGCAGGTGCAGACCGAGTGATGCGAGAAATTACTGCAATCTTTAAAGATGATCCTCAGTTTGCTGAGCCCATTGAAAATGCTATAAATGCAGTATGGGCAAAAGTGTATAGCGAGTTGAGCAATGCTTGATCTAGATCTGCCAGAACTTCCAGGAGAAATTCCAGGATTGGATGTACGCACACTCCGTTCACAGGGCACAATGCTGGCACGACTACCATCTATTCCTGGAGTCAGCGTTGAGAAGTTTTTTATGATGAGCCGAGCACAAGAAGCAGCTCGCATAGCAGCAGCTATTGGTATTGCTTACGAGGAAGATAGAAGGCGTGCGATGATTATGCGTGCTAAAGCTAGAGCAGAAGAACGTTTTGCACAACGCTACGCAGAGGGCAGACTGTAATAGTTACACTAATAAAAAAGTATCAATATGGCTATTGCAAGTTCCTCGTTAGCATTTAAGAGAGCGGCATTGATGACCGCTACGAAGGTGACAACTAAACCACCTTCCGAAGAGGTACTAAGAGCAAGGGATAGTTTCTACGATTTTTGTTGCTTTATGGGTAAAAAACCTGCAAAGCACATGATGGAGTGGCACAACCAATTATGCACAGGAGAAGATAGCGAATGTCTAATAGGCGTCAGCGGACCAAATACATCGATCCTCGCACCCCGGGGATCTGCGAAAAGCACTGTCCTTGGTTTGTTCGCTGCTTGGATGATTGGACGACATGCAGCTGCAAAGAAAATGCTGCGAATTCTGTACATCGCTTATATGGTGGACATTAGTCGTGCAAAATCAGCAACTATCAAAGGTATCCTCACATCTCCAAAATATCGTGAGGTCTTTCCTATGGTTCGACTATCGAAGATCAAACGTTCCGACGAATACTGGTCGATCGACTACGACTTCGCAGGAATTGACACTGCTGGTGAGGAAGCGTTCACTATTGCATGTGGTGGTCTCAAAGGTGCTATTACCTCGAAGCGATCCCAACTTGTTCTTATTGATGACCCTATCAAGTCAGCTGCATCCATCAACAATCCGGATATTAGGCGAGAGATGGAATCAACGTGGTCTAACGTTATCGCTCCTACCATGTTCCAAGGCGCTAGGGCGATCTGTCTTGGGACGAGGTTTCACTTTGACGATATCCACCAAACCCTTTTCGTGCCTAAGAACAATTGGAAACAGATTGTTCAGCAAGCGGTAAAGACTGATGCAGACGGTAGGCAAACGTCGTACTGGCCTGAGTTCTGGTCAATGAAATACTTGAACGAACGTAAGCAGGAAGACCGTGTCGCCTTTGCGTACCAGTATCTAAACACAGCTGTCCGCAATACAGACGTCGGTATCTCACCAGAGCTGATTGTTCATGGTGAAGTGCCTGATGAATACGACTGCCTTGGTGTTGGTATTGACCTTAGTGCTGGACTTTCACAGAAGAATGACTGGACAGTATTCACACTCGGAGGAATTAAAGACGGCAAGATTTACCTGATAGACCAAAGGCGAGAACGCACAATGGGCAACATCAAAAAGATGGACACCCTCTGCGAAATGTTGGCTGATTGGAATATTCTGATGGAAAACGACGAAGGTCAGTTCTTTCCAACAATGTCACCGTGTATGGTTTGGCCTGAAGCAGTGGCTTACCAAACATCTTTTGAGGGTGACTTTAGACGAATTATGCATGAGAACCGTGCTCTGTATAACCTTACTGTAAGCCCAGTCAAGGGATTTAAAGGCGATAAACTTGCTCGATTAAGAGGCGTATTGGGTCTGTACGAAGGTAGACGGGTTGTATGGAATAAGTGGCGTAAGTGGACAGTACTTGAAGAAGAGCTATTAAACTTCGGACATAGTCAACACGATGATACTGTGGATTCAATGGTCCTTACTATCGGAGGACTCTTAAGACGAGGAAATTTGCAAATTGATTACAATAAAGACAGTTTTGAATTGTAGTCAAAATGGCTAAGAATCTGGTTGGCAACAATTATGCCGATATGAGCGATAAATATAAGAGTAAAAATACGAAGCAAGAATTTAAAGATGCTCGTCGTGAGCAACGTATGGCTGGCGAAGCTCTAGAAGCTGATACGCCTGTTGCAGCAGAAGCTAGTGAGTCTGTAAAGGACGCTGCTGCTAAATCTAAAGATGGACAATATCAAAAAGGACAGCAATATTATTCCGGTGGTGAACTTACAGATATGGGAGCTCCTAATAAGGACTATCCAGGACAAGACAACAATCCATACACCGTTAAAAAGATTGAAAACTTTGACCTTGCTGCCGGCGGTGCTGGCGCAAAGAAAGGTACAAATCGCCTAAGTGCTCAGGATATGAAGCGAATGAATGAGCAAGGTGGATTTAGCAAACAAGAAATCGTGGATTATGCGGAAAACCATGACTTCGGTGATGGTCCTGGAGCATCTGGCGGAAAAGCGCAAGCACTCCTGGGTAAGTACAAAGATTCGATTAAAGCTAAGAAAGCGGAAGGAGAAGTTTCCGAACCTGTAGTGGAAGCAGCACCTGCTCCTGCACCTGCTCCTGCACCTACTCCTGTAGCTCAGGAGACAGAAGGTTCTGCAGCAATTGGTGATAACAGTAATGCCTCTGGTCCTCAGCAAGCAGATACAGCAATTGGAGGAGGTACTCAACAAACTCAAATTTCTGGCGACGGAAATATTGCAATCAATCAACAGGCAATTGATAATTCCCGCACCTATGGTGGAAGCAGCAGAGTTTTAAACTATCAAGGTTCAGGCGACCTGACTAAAGACACTCCTGTATCTGCCGCCACGATGGCAGGGCTCTATGACGTAGACGACAGCCCTGCTGCTAATGCGTCACGAGTAGATCGTCAGGTTGATCAAAACCGTCAGAATCAACAATACTATAAGGAAAGTACTGCAAACATTGCACAAAATGCAATCGATAGTGCAGGAAAGAACGCATATATCGACCCTGCCGCACTAGACAAACGAGTCTCTGCAGGCGCACAAAATATGTTTGATATGTCGACAATGATGGGTGCAAACATCTTTGGCGATATGTATGCTGGCAAGGCTCCCCAATGGAATTCACCTAAAGCTCCTGAAAAGGTCAAAACGCCTGACTTTGAAGCTTATGGTCAAAAAATCATTGACGGCTTCTAAGTCTTATAGACTAGAAGAAAAGAGATAATGAGATGAATTCAGTAGATAGTGGCTTTCAACAGATCCTCACGGCCGCTAAAGAGCGTCGTGGGGATTTAACTGTTGATACGATGATTGTTAGTTCGCATCTAGCTCAGATGCGGATGTTCATCTTGCGCCGTGGTGTTGAATTCTTTGCTGAGCAAGATAGCTACGGATACCGTAAAGAGTTCCTACATAAGGTGTGCGAGCACAATATGCTCGACATGAAGCTTGACAGCATCGTAGATTACTTCCTGTGTGATGGACAAGGGTTGTTCTACTTCCGTCCTAGTGGTGACAACTATCAATTACTGTACTTTCCAAAAGAAAACTATCGTGCCTACCGTGACCAGGCTGGTGATCTGAACAGTGTTGTATTGACCTACAGCTTCAACGTACAAGAAGAGAAGGCAATGGAAGCCTTCCCTATGGCTGACCCTGGTAAGCGTGGTGGTAAGAAAAAGTACATCAGACTTAAAGTATTCAAAGACCGTATCGAACAGACAGTCTCAGATGAAAAGATCGAGTTCGAGAATGCAATGGGTGGTCCTGCTATGACTCAAATGGGTCAAACAGAAATCCTAACCAACAGCCTTGGCTTTATTCCTGCAGTTGAAATCTTCAACTATATGGACTGTACAGGTGAAGCAACTGGTAACGGGGAATTTGAATGGCTGTCTAATCAGATTATGTATCACGATGAGTTGGTCAAAAACGTACGGAAGAACTTGAAGTTCTACGGTAATCCCACACTCATTTCGAGTCGCCCGAAGCATGACATTATTGAGGCTGGTGACGAGAGCACCTTCCGCCCCACCATCAGCTCCCAGGCGGGCTTTGCAGCGATGGGACGCAGCAGCACAAGGGTTAGTGAACCCTTTGGTGGAACCTCTGCTTTAGACGGGCAAATCAAAGTGCCTCGTGTTATCGCCAACCTTGAACCGACAGACCGTATTAGCTACCTGACGCCCGACAGCGTTAGTGGTGACCAAAACATGTACATCAAACAGTACAGGCAAGAAATTCGCCTGGCTCTGGGTGGTGTGGATGACCTAGACATTCAGACAGCATCTACGGCATACGAAATCAAAACACTTTACGGACGTGTTGCGTCTACAGCTGAAAAGAAAGCACGAGCACTATTTACTTATGGACTGTGCAAACTATTTGGCATGATGATTAAGCACGAAGAACGAATGTTCGACGAAAGCTTTGGTGTTGCTATGGGACTGAAGAAACCTGAAATCCCACTGATGGAAGACTTTCAAGATCCAAAAGAATATGAGGCAGCTAATGAAAAGTTCCTCAAGCAAATGGCAACATACGAAAAGAAAAAGACTAATTTACTAGGTGTTACACTTGAGTCAGGCGAAATGCCAAACGGTGTAACCGGTCTTATCCCCGATGGCAGCACAAAAGTTGCCTGGCGTTGGATGGGTGAAGTCTTCGAAGATAGTGCTGATGAGATTCTGCAAAACAGCATCGTTGTCCGCAACCTCCAAGAAGCAGGTGTCGGTTCCATCGAAGCTCTCAAATACCTCTTCCCGAATAAAACTGACGAAGAGCGAGCAGCAATGATGTCCGGCTTCCCATTCCGGGTAGTCCAACAAACACAACAAGCAATCAATTCATTCGTGGGAATGCTTGGCAACCTTTATCAGCTGCCGCACCCACAGACGCCTGATCTCCCATTGGCGTCAGACCCCAACCTTGATCTAACAGGTTTCCTATATAGATCTCTTGATTATTTACGTAAGGAGTTAAGTTACAGTGGAAAGTACAAGCCAAGCAGTAGCGACACAGACGTCGCAGAGCTCAGCGATGCCGACAAGCGTCGCTCCGCAATCAGTCGCCCCGTCAGGGATGAGCCAACAACCCAGCTACCAGGCATCACCGATGGCTCAGGCTCCGGTGGCGTCGGCCCCGCAGGCTTCGGCTCCGGCGGGCAACCCATGGCAGGAGGCGTTTCAGGCGCTGAGCGCAAGCTTGAATACAAGCAGCCCCTCCCAGGCCCAGGTTCCGTACTCGGCGTATCAAACGCCGACGCCTCAAGCCAATACCCAGGCGCAATGGGCTTCAGCACCCCAAACCCAGCAGCAAGCCCCGTATTCGGCGCAGGCGACTTACAGTCCCCAAGCTTCAACCCAGGCTTACTCGGAATCGGAAGTAGCCAGTCTGCTGCAACAGCAAGCCGCAAGCCTTCAGCAAAGCGCACCCGCCGTAAGTGACGGCTACCTCAGCCAGATCTCTGATGAATCCCTTGAGGTTCTTGAGCACTTTGGTGCCGAGGCTCCCCAGCTCCTGAACACCTACGCCTGTGCTGTTGAGGATGCCCTTATCGAGCAAGTTCAGCGCGGTCAATCCATGAGCCTGATGCTTGAAGCTGCCGGTGAAGAGCGTTCAGCAATGAATCTGATGCTTACCAACCCCGATGTGCTCGCTGACTATGTCAACGACTTCTTCGGACCTGAAGGCCCTTATCCGACTGAAACTTCTGAAGAAACTACTGCCCGTCAGCAGCAAGAAGCCCGTGCTCAGTTCGAGCAGGAAATCATCGCTCAAGAGCAAGGTCGTGTTCCCGAGTCCTTCCAGCGTCCCGAAATGGAGATGCCTACACCCGGTCGCCAGGTGAACGTTGCTAACGACTTCTGGGGTGGCTTCAGCCAGCTGATGGATCAAAGCCCTGAGCAAGCTTGGCAGTACCTGTCCCAAGCCCCT